TTGTATTCTATTTACGACAAAAAATCTGGAACATATATGCAACCATTCGTGGAACTTACCGATGGCACTGCAACACGACAATGTATGGATTTATTAAAAAATCCAAATACACCATTCAGCAAATTTCCAGAAGATTTTACATTAATGCGAATAGGAAGTTGGGACGAATTAAAAGGCGAACCAAAAGCAGAAATTCCACCAGAGTTTATAGTTGAATTAGAAAATTTAAAACAGGAGTAAAAAAATATGTTTGGACCCATGGGAACATTACCAAGTACACTAACTAAAGATTTTAGTAGAGTACCAAAAGTAGATATACAAAGATCAGTTTTTAATCGTGATCACGGTTTAAAAACAACTTTTGATGCAGGGTATTTAGTGCCAATATTTTATGATGAAGCATTACCCGGCGATACGTTTACCATGGACGCTAACGGATTTGGACGATTAGCAACACCAATAAATCCATTTATGGATAATTTATATATAGAAACTTTTTTCTTTGCAGTTCCATACAGATTAATATGGAACAACTGGGAGAAGTTTTGCGGTGAACAAGACAATCCCGGTGATAGTACTGATTATTTAGTACCACAAACTACAGCAACTGTTAGCAATTCAACATTATATGATTATTTTGGTGTACCAACAGATGTAAATTTAACATTTAATAATTTATGCGGCCGAGCATATAATTTAATATATAACGAATGGTTTAGAGATCAAAATTTACAAAATAGTGTTACAGTTGATAAAGGTGATGGTCCTGACACAGCAACTGATTACGTTTTATTAAAACGTGGTAAAAGACACGATTATTTTACAAGCGCTTTGCCTTGGCCACAAAAAGGTGAATCTGTTTCTTTACCTTTAGGTACGCAAGCACCAGTTACAGCCGATGTTACTGGTGGTAGTACTCAAGCTTTAAGTATTGCTGTACCAAATTATGGTGCCACAAATAAAACAATGGAAATTGATAATGGCAATTTAGTTGTCAGAAATTTAGTTAATACTGATTATCCTATGTATGCTGATTTATCTGATGCAACAGCAGCAAATATTAATCAATTAAGAGAAGCATTTCAAATACAAAGATTGTACGAAAAAGATGCTAGGGGTGGAACAAGATATACCGAAGTTATACAATCACACTTCGGAGTAACGAGCCCAGATGCGAGATTACAACGACCAGAGTACCTGGGCGGAGGTAAAGACAGGATTAATATCAATCCTGTAGCACAAACAAGTAGTACAGACACAACAACTCCACAAGGTAATCTTAGTGGATATGGTACTACCGGTTTTACCGGCCATAGATTTAGTAAATCATTTACAGAACATAGCGTAGTAATAGGTTTAGCTTGCGTATTTGCTGATTTAACATATCAGCAAGGATTAGCCAGACATTTCAGTAGACAAACAAGATGGGACTTTTATTGGCCTGCCCTTGCCCATCTTGGTGAACAAGCTGTGCTAAATAAAGAAATTTATGCACAAGGAACAACAGCAGATGATGACGTTTTTGGGTACCAGGAGAGATACGCAGAGTATCGATATAAACCAAGTCAAATAACAGGTCAAATGAGATCAAACTTTGCACAAAGTTTAGATACATGGCATTTGGCACAAGATTTTGGAAGTTTACCGGCGTTAAATGCGAGTTTTATTGAAGAAAATCCGCCAGTAGACCGTGTAACTGCTGTAACAAGTTATCCAAATTTAATATTGGATATGTATTTTAAATTAAAATGTGCCAGACCAATGCCAACATATGGTGTACCTGGACTGATAGATCATTTCTAATGTTTGATGCAATAGCTAGTGTTGTTGGAACACATTTAACCAATAGAGCTAACAAGAAAATTGCTAATACTCAAATGCAATTTCAAGAGCGTATGTCAAGTACAGCATATCAACGTGCAATGGATGATATGCAAAAAGCAGGTTTAAACCCAATTTTAGCAGGTAAAATGGGTGGTGCAAGCACACCTGTTGGTGCGGGAATACCAGCACAGGATTATGGCCAAGCATATACAAGAGGTCAAACAGTAACAAACGCAAAAATATTACAAACTGCTCAAGCTCAACAAGCCCAAGCCAATGCAAGATTAGCTACAGCTAATGCAGATTTAGCACAATTGGATGTTGATACTTTAAAAAGGTTAAAATTAAGTCCAATGCAAATGAAGCATACAGTATTAAATCAAGGTGGATCTGAATTGTATAATTCAGCACGTGATTTATATAGCGATGTAAAAAAAGAATATTTACCTAAAATTATACAAGATGATTTTATGAAAGAATTTGTTACAGGTAAAGCATTAACTAAAGGTATGCAAGGCACTCAATTAGACATTTTTTTGCGAGATATTGTTAAACAAGCAAAAGATTATATTAGGAGCAGAACAGGCGGAAAGAGGACACGATATGTCAAATAAAAAAGGACCTATAAATAAAACAATAACATTTAGAACGGCTTATGAACCGCATAAAAAATATGTATTTAAAACAAGCGGAGAAAGCCTTACGCAACAACATTTTAAGGACGAATGTGACGTCATTAATATTATAAAAAAACACGATAGAAATGGCATAATCGAACACGTACAACGTGGACAAGCACGTTACGGAGATTTTTCGAATGTAGCAGATTATCGAGAAGCACTAGACTTAGTTCGAGATGCCCAAGACGAATTCATGACAATACCGTCTGATATTCGTAAAAAATTTGATAATGATCCAGGCAAATTTTATGAATTTGTGTCAAATCCTGACAACAAAGAACAATTAAAACAAATGGGTTTTATAGAAACCCCAGAAGTTACTAACGTCCTCGATAGTAACAAAGCTCTTTCTGAAGCTGGTGAGCCATCAACAGCTCAAGAAGCTCAGAAAGAGCCCACACAGTTACCTACTTGATGTTAACTGTGTGGAGTGACACCCCTACAATAAAAAAAGGAGAAAGACATGTATAGAAAGAAAATGTCAAGAAAGAAAT